GCCGGCTTTGCATTAAATCTTTATTTCTACTACGGCCTTCTTTCTTTCTTGCACCTTTCAAATGATCTAGCCATTTACCTAATTCACTGTTTATCAGTGGATGACCACCACCGCCTGTCTTAGCAGTGTTATTATAAATGTTTGCACTGTAATCTAATACAGAAGGAAAGTCTAATTTCATCTTATTTAATATATGGCCAAAAACATAGCTGTCGTGCCATTCTTCTAGAGTAAAAATACCATTTTCAGCATCTTCATACATACGTTCGAATTCTTTCATAAATTCATTACACACAGGATGATTTAAATTTAAACCGTAAAATCCACATTCAGGCCATGTTTGCGATCCCTTACCTCTTCCAACATATGTAATCCAACAATCACTAGGTAGTAAGTTTAGGAAACTATTGTAGTCCAAAGGACTATGCACATAGGTATCTGCATCCATCCATACGCACCAGTCTTTAGAACGCTGTACTGCATCATAAACAGCATATGTCTTATTAGCAAAGCGTATAGCGTCCCACTTAAACTCTTTGTGCCAGTCACGAGGTCTACGTGCTTTTATATCATCAGGAGGTATACCGTTTGCTTTAGGTATATCTTTCCATCTATTTTTAAATGCTACTAACTTTGGTAGAGAATCTATTGCATCTAGAATTTTAATTTGGTCTGGATTAGGATTTACTGGATTACAATTTTCTGCATATACTAAAAGTTTTATTTTTTTATCAATGTTTTTTGCAAAGCTATCTAAAAATCTTTGCCCATAAACTTGAAGGCCTTCATCATGAAATGTTGTTAGGACTGTTATATCTGTCATTTTTTATCTGCCCAAATTCTTAAATGTTTCCATGCAGTGCCGTCTTTTAGTTCATCTAAACTCCAGTGCATTTGTGCCATCTTTTCTATCCATGGCTGTCTATCGAATTTTGTTATATTTTCTAAATCAGCAAAATTTGTGTGAGCAACATCTTTCGCTTGACTTCTTGGAGCATCAGTTAAAAATACAGGTACTCCTTCTATTGCCGCAACAACTCCTGGACTTGAGTTGTGATTAACTAAACAATGTGCTTGTTGCATATCTGCCATTATGTTATCTGAATTTGATACTCTAACATTAGGTAATCTATATCTAGCAATTGATCTTTTATGTTCCATTTGATTTTTATCTCCTGGATGAAATCTTACAACTATTGCTCTATCTGAATACTTTCTAATTTCTTGTATTGTCCTTACTACCCACGGTAACAAAGGTTGATTATCCATACTCCAACCACCGTCTCGTTGACAAGCAATTAGTATTGTATTCCCATTTGTTTTCCAAGGTTTCAAACTTATACCTAGCTTGTTGCTTATAATTTGCCATCTTTCTGGATTTGCAGCTCCATTACAATATTCTCCTGTAGTAGGAAAAATTCCATCATAACTATATCTTAAAAACTTGTTACTATTGCCTGGATCAGCATATAAAAATAAATTAGCATCTACAATTAATGTACGCTTACCTCTTTTTACTTGATGCTCTATTACACGTCTACGCAAATCTAAATGTTGCGATCTTTTACTTCCTGGATGTACAAAACCTTGCATAACCGCAACATCTGCATCAACAACGTTGTAGTCGGTAACAATAGTTCCTTCATCACCGCATTTCCAAACTCCTTCAATTGCATTTACAATAATAGCAGGTTTTTCAGGATTGGTGTTACCCGGAGGTATTCCCATAAGGTAACTTGCTACAGTAATCGTCATTCTATTCCGTACTCCCTTAACATAGGTAACACAGTACCTGCTACCATTTCTTGTGGATTATACTGACAGTATCCTAACCAGTTTTGCCAGCCTATTACTTTTTCTTCTTCTACATATATAGGATTCTCTATCCTACTTAAATCTGTACCGCATGCAAAGTCTGCAGCATTTGGAGCTAAAGTAAAACAAGGAATGCCAAAGCCGATTGCTTCGGTTGCTGCTATGCTATTATAAGTTACTACTGCAAAAATATTATCTTCTTCAAATTGATGATATATGCTATTATCTCTTACACGATCTCTTCTTAAGCCTTTGTTTCTTACAATCACTTCTCGATCAGTATGTTTTTTTATTTCATTTATTGTATTTTCAATCCAGGATTCTCTTTCTATTCCATAAAATAAACAAGGTTTATCGGAAGGTGTTACTAATAAAATAGGTCCACCATCTTTTCTCCAACCCTTAAATCTTATATCTTGACTATCAATGCAATTATCAAATCTATCACTAGGTAGATCAAATCTCGGTTTACTGTGTTGCATACCATTTGGGACAACACGATGCCAGTGTTTCTTTTTGTTTAAATTTCCTATATACCCTGTGTCTATATAAAAATACGGCCTTTTTTGATTCTCGCACATATTAACTGTTTTTCTTTGTGCCATACTTCTAAACACAACAGGAATATTTGTATCCCAATTTTTTAAATCTTTCCAGCCTGCTATTTCTTCAGCCTGACATCCTTGTGCAAAACAACCTACAATAGCATCTCTAGTATCAATAGCCAACATTTTATTATCGAAGTTTTCAATATTTACTCCGGTCATGTCTTGTAAATTATCCATTCATCATTTCCTGTAATTCATTCTTCCAAGCCACATGCCAATTACAATTACGATAGTTTTCAAACCAAGGACCTCCTTCTGTGAAATGAAGTGCCTTAGGATAACCATCTTTGCCTTCTTCGTACCAGTCAGTTAACCAATTCCATTCGTGACTTAATTTTCCAATTTCTGAATCGTCTAGCCAACTAAATCTATGTAAATATGCTCCTGTGATATTAGGATCATTCACTAAATTAAAATCTAATTTTGTGTTACTTGGATGCCCGCAATTAAATAAAACAACACTAGACCAGTTTTTGCGAGGATAAACAGTCTGTGTTTGCCCGTCCATTTTTACTCCTTCTTTGGGAGTATAGTCATGCTGAGCACACATTACTGCATATTTGTTATCAGCTTGATCAAATAGATTCTTTATGTCTTCTATAAAAATAATATCACTATCACAGAATAATGCCCATCCGTTAAAATTACATAATTCTGGTACAAGAAATCTTGTAAAAGTAAATTCTGTTGACGCTAGTTTATCAATAGGTCTAGTATACCAACCTTGTTCTCGTAGTTCGTTTTGTTTAAGTGGCTTTACGTCTACACTTTTATTTCTTACTTCTATACTATGCTTACAAACTTGGTAAGCAATATCTTCTCTAGTATCATATCCAACAAAAACTTTCATCAATCTCTTCTTTCTATATCTTCTTCTATGCACTCACTGCCCCACTGTATTTCAAGTATATGAGCATTTTCATCACCTGGATTACTTGCTTTGTGCCAAACTCCTTTATCTATTTCATAAGGTGCAGTATGTGGCTTTAGTTGTACTAGATCTTTGTTATTGTTATATTCGGTCTCCATATCTACAAAACCTTCGAGAATCATCCACTGCTCTGAACGTTTAAAATGTTTTTGATCACTTAAACTTTTTCCAGGATAAATTACAAGCTCTTTAACTTTATAACCTTTTTCAGGTTTATGATCTAGTACCCGCCAATAGCCCCATTGTCTTTCAGTCTTTTGTGTTTTCCATTCGTCTAGTATCCAACTACTACTGTTAGCTTTATTAGTACCTCCTACACCAAACACAAAACTAACATTTTTGTTATCTTTGTACATATTATATTCTGGAATATTTGTTTGCTCTCGATCTCCTCCGTTTGCAAATATTATTTTGTCTCTTGACCCTGTAGTAGATAACATATAAAATATTGCACCGCATGCAGTGTTATCAGCATCATTAAAACTAATTACATTATCAACAATTTTCATTTCTTTAATAATACTAAGTCTTTCACTAAAAGGCATAAACGGTCTGCCTTTTTTCCTAGCAAGCCAATCGTCTGAATTTAAACCTACTATTAATTTTGTACCTAATTTTTTCGCTTCTTTAAAGTAAGCAATGTGACCACTATGTAATGGATCAAAGCCACCTGTTACAAGAACGTACTTTTCTACCATGCTAATACTTATATATGTGTTTTATAATTTTTAAACATTATGGTTTGTATGAAATAACTCCTAGATGCTTGTTAGTTGGTTTGTGTAAGGATCTAATACTGGTGTATCCATTATCGGTTAATATATTTTGTAATTGCGTAAAATTATATCCACTTTTATGTAAGTCCCAAGTCTCTCCAGTTTCAGCCTCTCTTTGCCAACCCCAAAAGCCAGCTCTTGCATGTTCTATATTTTTTCCTATTTGCCATTGATGTACATGGAAATCCATATTAGGACAACGGATGTCCATTTGTCCTCCGGAACGTAATATTTTAAAGCATGCCTTTAGCCAACGTTCTCCTTGTTCAAAAGTAAGATGTTCTATAAAATGTCTTGAAAAAATATGTGTTACTGTGTTAGGCTCAACGTGTTTATCAATTTCATAAGCAGGACAAACAAAGTCTATACCTGGTAAATTTCTAATGTCACATGTTTTATAGTCTTGGTGTGTCGGCGTTTCACCACAGCCAAACTCTATCATCATTTTGCAAAAAACTTTCTAACAAAGTTATTAATTATTATAGACACAACTTTGTTGTTTACGTGTCTTGGAGTATTATCCTCAAACAGTGTCGGGAAATCTGTATGAGCTCCTACCCAACGTACCATTTCGTAGCTAGGCCAATAGTATATGTTTTCATGTACATGATTATTTAAAAATTCGTCTAAACTTACACGCAGAATACTTTTACTCACACAGTCACTTATAATAGTTGGTCTACCCATAAATGTTGCATTTAAAGGCACTGGACTTAGTGTGAAAATAATTTGTGTGTCTGCGCCGGCATATGTATGGATTAGATTTGCAATACGTTGCATGTTTTCTACGTTTTCTTGTACTGTGCTGGTGACACATTCATGCTTGTCTGGATCAAAATATTTTGCAGGTACTCCACGCCAAAACACTTGTTTAGTGGCTTTATCTCGCCATACTTCTGCTAATCCGAATGTAACTACTACCCCTTTTGTCTTTTTAAAATGCTCCAAGAGAGCCTTTTGTTCATCTTCTGGCTCCCATTTATATGCACCCGCTTGCGGGTCATTATCATACCAATAAGCATCTGAACTACGATCTCCAGTTAACGCCCATTCAAGATATTGTCTTACTGCAAATGAATTATTAAGACCTTCAGGAACATTTATATAATCAGCATTCTTACCATTTGCTTTTAACCAGTTACGCAATCTTTCTGCAAAACAACTACCCATTGTAACTACTGTACCATCTGCAGGTATAGTAGGATTTTTAGGACCATGTCCTGTAAAAACGAATTCTTCTGCAAGCTTTTCAAGATCGTCAAATTGAGATTTGTCTTTAGGAAAATAAGTTATTAAATTATTTGTGTGCCATTTACTTTTAACTAAGTCTATGTTACCAGCTGACATTTTTCCGCTACCTTTTGAATTAGCAGTAGCATTTGCTAATCTAGCTTTTGCCATTTTATATTATTCCTTTTAATAAGTGATACCACGGATCACCTCTAGCAATTTCATCTTCTCTCCATTGGCAATAACCTAAGTTGTTAAGCCATTGTTGTCTATCAAAATACTCTAGGTTTTCAAGTGTATTTAAGTTTTTATTTGAACATTCCCAAGCCATTGAACTAGGACACAAACTAAACGTAGGTATGCCTTCACATATGCTTTCTGTAAGTGCATTACTGTTAAATCCAACTACAGCATATGCATTTTTAAAATCTTCGTATAAGCCTGCGCCTCCTTCTAAGTTACCTGAACCGTGCATATTTTTACTTACAGTAATTCCACTAGTGTCAATTTTAGCTAGTGCTTGTCTTTGTCTATCCATTCTAGCAGGATGCATTCTAGCTAAAATAGGCCTGTCGCTATACTTGCGTATTTCTGCAATAGTATTTGCAATAAAGTTGTCAAACGTTTTGTGCTTTGCCATTAAATTTTTTAGACTACTATCACCTGGCCGTTGCATTGCTAATAAAATATATTCGCCGCCTTTTTTCCAATCTTTTATTTCTATATTTTGGTCTTTTTGTATCTGCTTCCATCTATCATCAGGACAGTTTTCATTACAATAGTTTCCTTCGTCTCGAAAGTAACTGGTCCAACTCCATCTATGATATGCTTTAGGATTAGGAGGAAAAGGCATATTACGTCTAAACACACTACTTTCAACAACTATATATGGTTTACCGCTATCTCTTATATGTTCATATTGAGCTCTAAATTTTCTAAAAAATTTATTTTCTAAAATATTAGCTTGAACAAATACATCAGCTTTTTCAATAATGTCTTGATTTTCCCAATCTACAACTTTAAAATTAGGCAAGTCAGGAAGAGGGTGTGTTCTATAAGACCCTTTTATTCCTACAACAAATTTATCCAACATTATTGAAATATAATCCTCTGTTTTTTACAAATGCCTTTTTACCTTTTTTGCCTAAATTGAGTGTAGAATTATTACGTAAAAACTTTGTTTTATTTTCGTCTAGCCTGAATCCATTTTCTTCAAAACGTGCAATCCAGTAATCTTCTTCTTGTAAATTAACATGATGATGACCATTCCATCCTGGAGGTGCATATGTAACTACTGCGGTTTTTGCACATTTAAAAGTATCCATGTAGTTTGCCATATATTGCTCTTCCACATGTTCTAAAAATTCTACACTCCATGCTACATCATAATCCTCTTGTATCACAGGACTTCCTTTAGTATAATCATGTATTACAAAATAATTAGGATCAAAACGTGTTAATGTATAATCTCCGTCAACGCCTAAAGTACGTAATCCCTTACTTTTAGCCAATTCTACCATTCCACCTGGGCCACATCCTATGTCTATGAAACTTTTAATGCCAAGGTTAACTAACCATTGTAAAGCGCCTTCGTCTATGTGTGTTTTTCCTTGGTGTCCTCCAAGATGGGGTTCTAATGTCATTACAAATACCTTTTCAGTTGATCCGTATACTTCGGATTGTTTTTATGTTTGTCACCTTTAAGTGTAAGAAACACACTTTTAGGATTTGCTTTACCCATGCATATCCATTCGACAGGTGCTGGAGTATACTGGTGTACATCATGCAACATTAAAAGTATATCTTGATCATGGCCGTATTTCCAAGATCTAGTTGCAGTCTGTAATAAGTTGTTAGCATAATCTTGTCTAAATAATCCTGTGCCTAATGTAACAAATCCGCATAGCCAAGGATGTATTGCATTTTTTTTATGATGTTTTAACACTGTAACTTTAGATGTTACATCGGTAAACTCTTCTTTAGTAAATTCTCTTGTGCAAATACTATCTGCATCTAATATCATTACGTGTTCATTAGTATTAAATTTTTTAGATGCTATTAAAAATCTTGCACCTTGCAAGTATGGTATAGTTACATCTTCATATTCTTCTGTTGTATAGTCAACATCTTCTAGTCGCCAATCCGGGTGATATTCATCCGAATTTATAATATGACAGTGTAAGTTTAACCAAGAATGACTATTATATTTTTTAATACTTTTTAGAAGATTGAATCCCCATTTACTGTAATAGTTTTGATCGCATGCTATCAGTATATGCATGTCAAAGGCTCTGTATGTTAAACCGTTTAAGAAACTTATTATGTAGTTTTTCTTTACCCATTCCTTTAGTATGAACCATGTACTGATTTATTCCACTATTGTTAAATGGACTTTTATTGTTAACTGGAGTTGGATTAAGATTTTTAAAGCCTTCATATCCCCCGTTTTCAAAACTTAATCTAAGTTGATAAAATATCCAGCTGTCATGTGTTTCTCTCAATTCATCTAGATTATTACCTTCGTAGTATTCTTCATATGATTCTAGAAAAGTTTTTGCTAATGGAGTTTTTAAATTGAAACCCATTAATCCGCATTCGTCATAAGCTGTTTTTGTGTTCGACGGTCTTCCTAAATATGATATACAAGATTTTGCGGGAAATAATTCGCCTAGCCATTCCATAGTTATATAATCATGCATTAATACATCAGCATCTAACCAAATTAAATAATTTGTTCCACACACTCTAGCTTCTTCAAATATAGGAAACGTTTTGTGTGCAAATTTAATTGCATTCCATTTAAATTTTTTAGTTTCTTTGACCGGCGCTTCACCATTGTAATGAGGATCATACTTGTGTAACTTTTTGAATTCTACGAGCTTAGGACAAGTTTTATATAAGTCTTTTAGAACTACTCTATTTTCTAATCCATCTAAATCGAGTAAATCTTCTGAATATAAAACTATTTTTACTTCGGGAGGTAAAAATTGTACCCAACTTTGTATATTAATTTTAGAAGTTGAGTTCCAATATTGTTTGTTCAAACTTGTAACAATAGTATACAATTAAATTCTCCTTGCACATATAATTATTATAATTAGGAGTCATATCACATCAATTGCGAATGTTACAAACTAGCATCTTCCATGCCAGCTACTCTTAGTTTAACAACATTTGTAATTTGCCATTGTTTTTGATCAAGTCCTTTAAGAAGACCTAACCATTTATTTCTAATAAGAGCAAACTCATTTATAATTTTTTCATAGTCGACTACGTCTCTCTCGCCGTCTACATATTTTTCAACATCTCTGCTTGATAGCGATCTTTGATAATTTTCAAGATATTTTTTAAACAAAGAGCTACGCAATCTACGTAGCTCAATATTTAAGTAATTAAGGATTGCTTCAATTTCTTGAAGTTGATTGAATCGATGTTCTACTATACCGGGCATTTCGGCAGCAGCCTTTTCTACATTGCCTTTAAGTTTTACTTCTTGACGTGCTTGTTGAAGTTCGTTTTCAAAGTAATTTACTGCATCTGTAATCTTAGAAACATCTCTCGATATTTCACTGTACCATCCCATTAGTAATCCTCATCATCAAAATCCTCATCGTCGTCTAATCCGTCAGAGTCAAGATAATAGTTTATTGCTTCATCTAATGATGTACTAGTGCCTAGTGCAGATACAAGTGTTTCATCAGATACTCCGTAGTCTGCTAAAAGATCAACATATTTTTCAGCTACTACCTCGATTTGCTTTTTGTCAATATATTCTTTAAATAAATTCCAAATGTCTACTATCTCTTCTTCAGTCATTAACAACGGTCTCCTCGATTAAGTGATCAGAATCTTCGTTTACTTCAGAGGTATTTACCAAATTAGCTTCTTTTTGTGCGAAATCCGACATCACTTGATCAAGAAGTGGACCATTCCAATTTTTACGATACTCGAGTATTTCTTCGTTTGTGCTAGTAGTATATTTTAACCTATTACCTTGCTTCTCGATTAAACCTTTCTTTTCAAAGAGCTCAACCAATCCACTGTAAGGGTTCATACCAGTTTCATATGGTATCTTTACTTGCACACCTTCAAACGGTTTTGCATAACGAGTTTTCATTACTTTACAACCAGCACGAATACCATGTACATCACTTGTCTTATTACCATCTTCATCTTCTTTAAGTTTTAATTTTTTCATTGCAACTACAATAGATGATGCATAGATAAAACCTTGTCCTCCTGATATTTTATCATCAGGGTCAAACATATCTTGTGATGCATATGTATGATTAGTACATACTAGTCCTACATTATGTGAACCAATCATATTAACAGTGTTACGTACCAAAGCAGTAAGTGCTTTAGGTTTACGACCCATGTCGCCTTTCATATCACCTTTGTTAAACTGATCAACATCTGTAGGTGTTAATAACATACCTAAACTATCAATAACAAACAATACTTTAGGACGATCTGCTTCGTCCATAGCTTTATAGTCTGTCATGAACGTACTAATAGTCTTTGCTACATCATCGATCATCGACATATTAAGTTTTAAAAGTTTATCTTCACTTGTATCAACGTCTAATGCTTGTAGCCAGGATTCATCTAGTGCATTTTCACTGTCAATCAACACAACAAAAATGCCTTGGTCTTGTGCATGTTTTACAATGTTACCACTGCAAAAGTATGATTTGCCTGCGCCTGATTCGCCTGCAAAAACTGTTACCTTACCCATAGGCACACCTTTGTTAAAGTCACCTGAGATAAGATAATTGAGTGCGTATGAGCCAGTGCTTATCCAATCAGTAGGATCGTTAAATCCTGCACTCATACCTGTAATACTTTTCGTTAAGTCCTTGCGGAACTTACTAACATCAAATGATTTAGCCATATTTTCTCCTAATTAGAAATGTAATGGGGGATTTCTCCCCCATTATGTTAGCTTGACTGTCTTGAACGAATCATTGCAAGAATATCTGCGGCTTTATCTTCACTTTCTCCTGCTGAAGAAGTAGTAGTATCAGCTACAGGTGTAGCCGGTTCAGCTACAGGTTTTGCCTCTTGTGCTGGCGCACTTTGGCTTGTTGCAGTTGCATTAGGTGATGCCGCTTTAGTTGGATCACCTGTTCTTGCCGCCATTCCACTTGGACGGAAGTATTGACCCCATTTATCTGCGTCATATGCTTCACCGTCAACAGAAGCTTCAAACATTTCTTTCATAACTTTTACAGCTACGTCATCTGGCTTCTTAGGAAGATAATCAGACAAATTAAACAATCCATGTTTGTTAATTGCTGACATTTCAGAATCATCTAGTGGACGTTCTCTACGTGCCCAATTACTGGTACTGTAGTCAGCATATCCACCTTTTGAGGATTTGTTTAGTCTAAAATCTACTCCAGCAGTATAATCTGTTGGCAGTTCTTCCATATCTGGATCCATTAGTGCCGCCTTAATAATTTGAAAAATTTGCGGACCAATAATAAATCTACGAATTGGATTTTCTGGCGTAGTATCATCGCCCAATGGATTATCAGTTACAAATCCTTGGAAAATATATGAACGCTTTTTCCAATACTTACGACCCATATCTTCTAAAGATGGATCTTTAAACCAACCACGTACCTCGCTTAAAATTTCACAAGAGTCCCCATACATTTCCATACATGGAACTTGAACTTGTACAGGACGTGAATCCGTTTCACCTTTTATCCCTGCAAAAGGAAGTTTAATTAACAATCTTTCTGTCCAGAAAAAAGTGTTATCAGTATTCCCATCAGGAAGGAAACGTAGTGTTGCACTTCCGCCTTCTTTCATATTCCAAAATGGGTAAATTGCGTTATCGCCAGTGTTGTTAGAGTTGCCGCTTGTGCGTGACTCTTGTTCTTTGAGCTTTGCTCGGATTTCTGCTAATGTAGCCATAGTCTAATGCCTCCTATAATTTGCCTTGTCTATGTTGTATTTGCCTAAATGTGCAATACATAATATGTATAATACACTAATATATTTAGTCTGTCAAGCAGTTTTTTGAATTATTTTTGAAAATATTGTTCTAGTACAGTGACATGTGTATGCCAACTTTGTGCAGATATAATTCTAAAACTTACTGCCCACCTATCAGTACTTCCGATATCTACAGTATGAGGAACATCAGTACGCACAAGTGTAGCTTCTTGACCTATATTGCATCTATCAACTTCTGTTAGTCCTGCAATAGGCCATTCTTTACTTTGGTTATGAGCCGTTGTTTTTATTTCATTTTTGTGTTCATAGGGCGGTGTTTCGTACCAAACCATCTCAGCATCATCAGGATCTAATGTCCAATTAATTGCTCCGCCGTGTAATGTACCTAATATACTTACATCTACATGTGCTACTGAGTGTTGTGCATTTTTATTTTTATAAAATAGTTGTATATGTCCAGGAAAAATTTTTAAATCATTTTTTAGGTATTCTAGCCATTTTTTGCTGAACACTTTATAAGAATTTAATGTCCAAACTCCGCCAGTGTCAGGATTATATGATGCATGCTCGTTAGGTCTATACGGATCATCTAATATATAATCTTTTATATCTATTATTGGTTGGTCTAATTCTATATTAAGTTTATGCCAGTAATTGTTTGCATCCGGAAGATTTTCTAAATTTCTATCTTTGTGTAAATCTATTAATGATTGAACAAATTGATTTTCAATTAAAATGTCTATATCAAAACATTGATTAATAGTTGCAGCTATTTCTTTAGCACTATATTTGCTTTTATATAAACTTTTTATAACATAAGGATCTGTTAGATCATACCCTTGATCCACTAGTCTACATATATCTGTTTGACAATCCAATTTATCTAAGGCCAGCTAATTCCCGCATTCTATCGAATTCATTTCCTACTTCCATTTGTTGCGGATGAGCCTGCATTTGGAATTGTTCGTATGTTGAATTAATTTGCTCAATAAAAGCCTTAGCAGGTTCTATGAACTGCTCACCGTAATCCTTCTCAACCATTGTAAGAACTGCGGTTTCGCCTTTAGGAAATTCGCCTGTTTCCCTATCAAAGTAACTAAGTATAAATTCGCCTAATGGAGTCTTTTGCTTCTCGCTTGCGCCGTCGGCTTTGCTCATAGTACCATCTTTGTCAATTTTTACTGCCATAGTATCGTCTTCAAACTTTTTCTCATTCATATCTATATATTGCATTAGGGGATATAAAGCATTAACAATTTGATTTGCAAATACGCCTGCACCCATATGTTCGTCTGAGTGTTCTAGGTCTGGTCTATATATACGCTCCATTTTCTTAGCTTCGCCTCTAAGCCTAAATACTTCATCCATAATTCCTTTTAGTTTTGGATCATTTGCTTCTGGACCGCCTCCAAGTTTGCTTTCCATCCAAGTCCATACGTCCCATACATCGTTTACGTATTCATTTGGTAAGTTACCTTTGTATTCTTGTTGGCCTCGTTCTAACTGCTTACCTTTGCCTCGTAGCTGTCCTAAAACTTCAATTGCATCTTTTGCATTGTTAATATATGCTTCATGTAAAATTGCTTCTTCAATTTGCTCAATAGATGCTGTTTGTAGTTTTTCTGCTTCTTTTCCTTTGCCTCTAAGCATGTCAATTATTTTCTTGCCACCGTATAGTATAGCAACAACAGCAAGTGCAGGAAGTGCATATTTGCTAGCAAACTGAGCAACTTTCAAAAAGCCACTGTTGCCTATTGCTGCAGAAATTTGATCCTTAATTGCATTTATACCATTACTTGCTTGGGCTATAAGAGCATCTGCATCACCTTTAAGGTCAGTCGCAATATCACCTACAGCATCGATAGCATCACCTGCTTTCTTTCCTAAGTATGCACCACCAACTCCAACACCAGTTGCCATTGGATTTTTGACAGCTATACCGGCTGCTCCTTTAGCACCTGCACCAGCTACTTTTGCACCTTTAACAACAATATTTGCTCCAGCTCTAGTCAATGCTGGCAGTGCCATTCTTGCACCTGCAACAACTAATGCAATAAGAGGAAGTGCTTCGTCAACTCTATCTTCACCAAACTGTCCCATCCAACCTTCAAATGCATCTTCAATTTCTACTTCTTCTTTTGTTTTTTTCTTTTTGTTTGCTTTTCTATGAGCCGGTGTACACCCATCTTCTGCTACTACATCATCAGGTCCTATCTCTTTTGCTTTAGTTACTTCACTTACTAGCTTATACACGTAAGGGAATATGTCTTTAAGCTCTTCATTAAACTGTTTAATTGTTAGTTGCTCAATCCAATTCTCAGCAATATCATTAGGAACATCTTCAATCACAGCCGGAGTAAATGATTCAAATGTTTCTGTGTAGAATGCTTTCTTTTGTAGATTGTTAAGTGTCTTTCTAACTGTTACTATTCTGTCATTAACAGCATCAGTATAATCAGCTAAACTTTCTGCCATTACACTTGAACGACTCATATATCTTTTAAATTTATTTAATTTTGCCATTTCTTCGCTAAGACTTACAATATGTTTGCCGAAGTCATCGTATGCGTTACCGCCTTCTGCTACATGTCTAGCCATTGCTCTTGCACCATTTAAATGCTTGTATGGGTACTTAAATCTTTCGCCTTCTGAACTTTCAATATAGATAGTGCCTACATTTCTAGTTCTTGCATTTGTGCGTTCTGCATCCACACTTTCTGTATGCTTTATAACTAACCTAGCACTGTCTATATTTTGGTAGCTTATTTTACTAGTACCATATAGTTTTGATTCTGCCATTGTATTGTCTCCGGTATTATTAGATAAAAATCTATAATCTCTTTTAGTTAAGTTTGATTTTGTAATATCTCTGATTGAAAATTCCAACATTCTTTTTTTGGCAAATAATCTAAGTTCTTTTAAAAAATTATACCAATTATCTTTTGTAATTTTATCTTCTTGTGTAATAAAATCTTTAGAATATATAACAGTCATACCTTCATCTTTGCTGATATTAACACTTACACTTCCTAGCTTGTTTTCTCCTTCTTGATACTCAAAGTCAAAAAATCTTGCCTGTGACGGCTCATTAATGACTTCTCCATTTTCATTCCCTATTGTTATTTGGGGGAATCTGCCACGTATCTTGTTAAAGAGGTCTTCACCGATTTTATCTAATTCTTGCATACTGTATTTATCAACTCACTTAATAGTTTTGGCTTATGAAGATAGGCATAGGAGGCTCATAATCTTGTATTTCTTCAGCTTGTGAAAAGGTATTATATATACGAGGATCCCAATCTTTAAGTACAGCCATCATTCTAATTGCTAACAAAGCGGCACTTATCAAATCATCTGTTTGGCCTAATTTAGCCTGATAACTAGATCCAGTTGCAACATAATTTTTTAATTCTGATATAAATGGTTTACTGTGTATAATCATTTTATCATTTTCAATCATAGTTTTTAGTCTACTGCAAGCTGTTATTTTTGTACCATGAGTAGTATTAAACCCTTTACGAAACTTGCGTACATGTCCTTTACGCATTGGTTCACTTACAAATAGTCCTGGTATATTTTCTTCACCAAAATCGTTAATTACTATTAAGGCCGCTTCTCCTATACCATTGTTCTCAACACTCCAATAAAGACCGTTTTCATTTCCTGTTTCTTTCGTTATGTAACTGCATATATCTGACAGTACTCTAATTTGTCCGGGTATAGCTGTAGTATTATGTTGCCATTCAGCCACCTGTTCATAACTAGGTAATTCAAATACCTGTATAGCCGCATTGTCTCCGCCTGTGCCCATACTAGGATCAAGTGCAACAGCGTATGTAAATTCAGCAGTTGGTTTCTTATACCAACGTGTTTGACCCATATTTACTAATGGAGAGCCTCCTTCCATTTCTGTAAGTATTAATGAGCTTATAAGTGTTTCGTCGAATACTAGGAATTCACAGTCGTATTCACGTCTAAATCTTTCTTCGCCTATACGTCCAAGTTCTTCTTCTTTCCACTCATCATCTCTATCTGGATGTTCCTGCCAATAACTACGGAAACTATGAAATCCATTGATGCCAACTTCTTGTTCATTACCGTTTGCATCAAATTTGTCTTCTGCTTGTTTCCATATAGTGGCAAATGTATCTTCATCTGAGTTAGGTGTGCTTGTGAGAATAGCACGACCACCTGTTGCTAGTGTAGGAGATATTGATGTCCAAAAATCTGTAGCAACATTAGGTTGTACAAATGCAAACTCGTCGCAGTATAGTAATGAAATACTCATACCACGTCCTGTGTTGCCAGTTGTTGTAGCACTTACAATACGCGAGCCGTTTTCAAACTCAATACTACCTTTGTTGTAGTTTGTAACTCCTGCACGTACATGATCTGCACAAAGTTCATATGCATACCTTATACGTTGCATTATTTCTTGTGCCCCAGTATATTTGTGTGCGGCAATTAATATTGTTTGATCTGGATTAAACATGGCAAACCATAACAAGTATATACCAGCACAGGTAGTTTTTCCTGTTTGTCTTGGTAACATATTAATGTTAAATCTATGATCGTGATAACTTTTAAGTAGTCTATCTTGATACTCGTATGGTTCAAATAGTAGCTTTCCCTTTACAGGATGCTGAATATACGCAAAGTTACGTGCAAAATAATCATATCCATTTTTAGGATCCATACACTTTAAAAGATCCTCTACTTGTTCATTGGTAAAGGTTTCTTTTTTGTTTGCTTTTTTAGTTAATACACCATCTAAACTTTTAGCCATTGTAATTCCTTATATACTACTTATCACTTTACAAATGGGTTATCTAGTAAAATTTCTTTCAAATATAATGGAGCTTTTTTGTTTTCCATTATATCAAACCTTTGCACTGTTGCATTTACTTCGTTTGCTAGTATTTTATATTGCTCTTCTGTCCAGTTAGCATCTGTTAAATATTGGTCTACAACATTGTAGTCATCATTGTAGTTTAAATTAAAAATAATCTCTTGCCCAAAATAGTTGTTTATTTTTTCGTAAGTTTTATTTGGTTTTATAAAATCTTCAAAGTATATTTTATCAATAGATGTTTGAAATTTTGTTTCTACTTCGTACATAAGCTTAATATATTGTTTAAGGAAAAAAATAAATCTTGGGAGAAAATGTCTAAAATTACTAAAGTCAGCTTTTGTATTTTTGCTTGATTTTGTATACGCATCTATTGTTTTTTCGTCATTTGAAATATAAACTGCTCCTATTTTGCTAAAAAGACTTTTCCAGATATTTTTTCTTATCACTATTAATGGATCATAATTATAATCTCTTATTAAATCACCAGCATAAACAACGTCACCTGGAATCAATTTAAATCCGTTATATTTACTATTAAATTCTACCTCTACTACATTTTCTAATTTGTTTTGCCAATCTAATTCAACTTTTAAATTTCCTAATGCGAAAGGTTCAAACAGCTCGCTTTCACTGTCTTTATAATCTTCTGCTGATTTACTGTACAAGTAAATATTATCGTAATTGTTAAGGGTCTTTGCTATGGCTGTAGTGCCAGTACGTGGGAGGCCTATTATAAAAAATTTATTCATTTCTGACCCCACTTATTTGTAAAGTTACTTTATCCTGCATGCCAGAATTTCCACTAAGGTGATAATGCGTTTGATCCCATACAATACCGTCGTTAGCTTTCCAATTTATACAGCTATGCCATTTTCCTTTTATCTCATATTGTAGTGTATGGCCTGGTTTCCAATCTTCTAAAAAAATATTTGCTCTAACAAATGAACCTTGTAAATTTTGCAATCCTTTTTTATCAGCTTCATAATGTTTATCTCTGTGTACAGGCAAAGTATTTCCTGGTTGTTGTATAAGAGATGTAATAGTCAAAACATGTTTTAAATCTAATTGTTTTTGAATATTTTTTAAATCAAAAATTTTCTTTTTCCATTCTCTACGAAAAAGGTTGATATTGTGTTCATTATATGATTTACTTAATCCGCCAAATGGTTCGTAATCTTCTACCATTACAGGCAACTTAACAGCGTTTATCAATACATCTGATCTATAACCTTTATAAAGATTATTTAAAATAAAAGAAAAATCATAATCAATATGAAAATGTTCAAGCATAGTGATATTTAACCAAAAAAATAGCGTCCGAAGACGCTATTGAGTTTTTCTGGGGGGATGTTAGGCGCAGTGTGCGGCGTATAGTTTTTCAAATTGTCCTTTACTACAACCGTACTTTTCTGCTACTTTGTCATACATTTCATTTTTTGCACAACCGCTAGCATTTAATTTTTTCATTTCATTTTTGCAACCCATTTCGTCAAACTTAGCTGACCCATCACCTTTGGCGCCGGTTTTTTTGAATTCACCTTCGCTTACTTTTTTAGCTTTTTTATCTTTTACTGCTTTTTTCATAGGTTCTTTTTTGTCGCCATCACCGTCGATATCAATATAATCTGGTTTTGCTTTCTTTTCGGCAAGTGCTTTATACAGTGTATCCTTAATGTTTTCAAGTGCAGGATTCACTGTACGTATTGCTCTGCGATCTTTCTTTCTGTGTAAATCGCTACCGTCACGAATATTGTCTTCATAGTCTCCCATAGTACCTCTATCCTCCTCTTCTTCGCCTGGGGCACTGTTTGCCCATTCGTCTGTTTTACCTTCTTTTTCTTCTTTGTCTTTGATTGCTTTTTGTAATTTAGGAGGCAGTTTTTCCTGAGCTTTTGTAATCTCATCGACATCTTCTTCGCCTGTGAGTTTATCACCTACCATGCCACCTATTGCCGCTGGTGCTGCTCTACCAATTGCTCCACCAATTTTAGAACCTAGTGCCGCGCCGCCTGGTCCGCCTATCATGCCGCCTAACGCTCCGCCACCAACTGCTCCTGCGCCGCCTAATGCAGCTCCTGCTCCTGGAATCATAGAACCTGCTGCTGCACCGCCTAATGCACCTAATAGTCCTGCTTGTAGATCTTGATCTCCAGGTACATCGTCTTTGCCTGGAATATTTGGATCGTCATCCATTGCTGCTCTAAACTTATCAATGTCATGACGCATTGGCATTGGCATATCAGCAGGAACTGGTTTGCCCATTCCTGCGTTGCCTTGCATAGCTGAAATCATATCAGCAATTTCTGCACCTGTTTCTGCGTTAACAGTCAAGGAAGCAGCTTCATTTAATTGCTCTTTACTAGAGTTTTCAATGTCTGTCATTTTGTTAATTAAATCTTGCATGTTGCTCATTTGTTTAGCCTCCCACGACTGCTTTAGTATTTTGTTTATGGCCTTCGATATCTTTTGACTCACCTTGAGGTGCACCTTCGTTACCTGCGGCTACTTCTCGTTCTTTGCGAGCAGTTTCTAATTCTTTTAATAAATCCATTGTTCTATTATCTGCTACTTCGTTCTGTGCAGATTCTCCGCCCATTTCTTCTTGTGTTAGTAACACTTCGTATGGTTCATCTGGAGTTTCTTCTTGATATGCTTCTCTTGGATCTTCTGGATTTCTTACAATAATATGACTTTGCGGAACATTACAACAATTTCCTAAGTAATGTTGTAACACTTGTGGAGTAGTAGGATATCCTACTTCAGCTTCAAAAAATGTTACTTCTGTATTTTCTAACTGTGGGAAATCTAGCGGACGTTTTTGTATTGGCGTCTTTTTGCCTTGTGTAAACTTCATTACTTGAAACTTTTGTAGTACAGATTCTAATCTGTCTGCAATTCCTTCAGGTAGTTCACCTGCAATGCCAATATTAAACGAATACGTATTTCTAGATTCCTGTAATATTTGTGCAAATGATTTCATTGTATTATCCTCTATAAACTATTTATCTTTCTCTAGCCCTTTAAGCTTCTCTAACAAGCTGTTTCTGTCAGTAACTACGTAGCCTTCGCCATTAATAATATTGTCCTGCCCTATGGAGTTTTCCTTATCTAGTTTTTCTTTTTTTAGTTGCAAATCTATCATTTTAAGTTTTTTATCTAACTTTGCAACTTTCGCATCTAGTCCTGTTTTAAGCATACCACCTGCAACTTCAAACACTCTGCCACTATACCTGCTTTCTACATTCATACCTAAATCCATAAGATCATCGTATGCTGTAATTGCTTTTTCTGCTATTTCGTTCAATTCTTCGTCAGCCATTTTGCCCAAACCCTTCACAGCAGGCAAGGCACTAGCAATCTTATCGAATTCTTCTATATCACGGAATGATTCTTCTATTTCATAAGACTTTTGATCTGATTCTTGGGTCTTAGCTGTTTCTATAATATCTTTAGAGTCAGGCAAGTTTAACAAATCTTCTAGTTTTTTAGTCATTATAACTCCGATTATATACTACTATATTTATTCAAAAAAAGTTATAAAAGAGTTTTGTTTGACTATTATCTTCTATTACCTGAATGAAATATGTCATCTTCTGTTACTATTCTAAATAATATACCTTTTTGTTTACACCAAGCTCTAGCAGATTCCCACTTAGCTTGGTTAACTACCCAAGAAGCTTTGTTGTATCTACTTTTTCCTGTTTTTTCTTTTAACACTTGATTTTTTGGTTTTACTTCTATTAGTTCAACTTTTTGCTTTCCGCGCCTATCTGCGTATACAATAAAGAAGTCAGGAACATAAATTGTTTGCTTTCCTGTAAGAGGATTTCTATATGGTATACGCACTGCTTCGCTTGCCCATTGTGCAATAGCATTATGTTCGTCACAAAATTTCATAAATGTGAATTCCCAACCTGATCTATATGTTGGGCTTCTAGTGCCTATATATTTTTGTGGGTTTTTTAGATTATATTTCCCTTGAGCAAAATGTGCCATATCACACTAATATGTTCCTTTGGTCAAATAATTCACTTTTGTTTTGTGATCTAAATCCTAGCATGCTAGTTTTTTCTCTATTTAAATTTAGTATTTGAGCCAAAACATTGTTAAGTTGAATATTGTCTATTCCATTTAAGGTATCTAATAATTCAAATACAGGTACTTCGTCGATTGCGGCTTGCTGTAAAATTACACTCGCAGTATTTACAGCGGCAATTTTATCAAAGTCTCGTTTCAAAAAATAACCAATTACAGCATCAACTTCGCTTGCATTGTAATTTATTTCAGTTTTAAAATAATTATTGAAAAATCTTCTTTGATCGTCACTATTACTTTTATCAAATCTTGAACCTATATTTTGATCTGAACTTGCCATTATACTAAAGTTCCTTTTGTTGCATCAATCGCATCAGTAGCTGTGCGTTGTAGTTTTAAATCATTTCCTCCTGTAGCTCTATTAACTAGTTCAGTTTCTATAGCATTTTTTGCTGGCACAGAGCTTGCTCTATAAGTAGATACATCTTGATTGGGTATTGCATTACTATTTAACGCTCTAGTAATGTAACTCCTCCTTGCTACAGGATTTCTATTAAATTCAACTAGTATTGAATCTCCGTCAAGTACTCTGTCGTTGCCAGGTAGTACGGTGCTTCTATCTTCTTGTCGTCTACGTTGTACTCTAGGTATAGTTGTACCTAATAACCCTCCAGGAGTTTCTGTTTGAAATAATTCTCTTATTCCTGCACCTATCATTCCTAATGCGCCGCCTTCAAAGTCCCTTCTTTCATTACGTAATATAGAATTGCTTCTTGAATCTGGATTACGCACTCTAGGTAAAATGGAATCAAGCCCAGTGTTTCTAAGCCTATCAAATAATTTAGGTAATGCAGAAAGTGTACCGCCAGGACGTCCTAGCCCTGAATCATTATAAGCAAGAGGACTCATTACATTATCATATCTAGTTTCTGGATCAGTAAATGCTACTGGTTCACCTAGTGGTCCTACTTCTCCATTTGAATATATTACACTTTCATATGCAACTGAAATACTATTAGCATTGAAAGATGCGCCGTCAGCAGACTCTACATTTCCATGATTGAATTGTGTAATTAACGGATTAATAAGTGTATAAGCAAACCACTGACGTCTTGCAAGTTGATATATTCTTATGTATTTGAAAAAAGGATTATATTTGTAGTTGTTCAAACCATAGTTTGGCACTAAATTGTCATACTTATCTCTAGCATTAAATGCATTCTGCGAACCGAAATATGATGAAAAGAATCCGTTTTGATCTCTGTGATTACCGTCGACATAGTAATACATGTAGTAATCTTCTAGCAATCCTCTTGTAAGTCCTAAATTATCATCATGAAAATCTATAGTTACATCCTGGTAATCAATTCTAGTCTGCATATTCTTTTTTCTATTGTATTGTTGCTTATTTTCAACAGATACTCTATAACCAGGCAAGTCAGCTTGTTTAACTAATACTCCAATTTCTTTTTTATGAACATCTGTATTACTACCAAATGCTTTAACTTCATCATATAGTTCAAAAACTACATGGTATAAAAATTTAGTTTTTGGAGCCACAGCAAAATTATGCTCGGTATACAATTGATGAGCATGTCTTGCATCACGTAGATGTACATCATTATTACTGTTTATAAGATAAGGATCGAAACTCATATTAATATTTATCCTATTAATTAAGTGCGTAGATAAAAAAAGCGGAAGTAATCATAAACTACTTCCGCCTTTAAAGCCAATCTAATTAGGTTTTATGTTACCTGTGTACCGCCTGAAGCTGCTGTCAACGCTCTTGTTGTAATTTCACCAATACCGTTAACATCTTCATCAGCACCAAATTGTATAGCATTGTCATAACGTATGCTTAGTGTTGTTGTCACTGCTTCGTTAGTAGCATATGCTAAAGTATTGTAATTTGCAGATTCTATATAACAACCGATTAAATGAAATCTATCTATAACATTTGCACCATTTGCACCGTTACCACCATCTAGTACTTCGATTCTAGTTTGGAATTTATATGTACCGCTTGATACTGCACTTGATTGTTCGAAGAAATCAAATTGTCTTTGTAGTTGCTGTCCAATAATTTTTTGAACATTATTATTTGCATCTTCACGCAATGTAAGTGTTACTGGTTCCCAAGTATGCTTACCTCCTAGGTATGTT